GAGATGCACTACTAAAAGATTATGCGGTAGGCATGTTGAAAGACTTCTACTTGAATGATGATGAATCTTCACCACAGGAAGCATATGCAAGAGCGGCGACTGCTTGGTCGTCTTATGAAGGAGAGTGGGACGGAGAGTTAGCGCAACGTCTATACGACTATTGCTCTAAGAAGTGGTTTATGTTTGCTAGTCCGGTACTATCTAATGCACCTGGTAAGAAAGCGGATAAAGGAATGCCTATCTCTTGCTTTCTAACTTATGTTCCAGATACATTAGAAGGTTTGATTAGTCATACTTCTGAGTTACGTTGGTTGTCTGTTTATGGTGGTGGAGTTGGCGGTCATTGGAGCGATGTTCGAACTGTATCTGATGTAGCGCCTGGTCCTATGCCCTTTCTACACACAGTAGATGCTGACATGATCGCATATCGTCAAGGTAAGACTCGCAAGGGTTCTTATGCGGCATATATGAACGTAAGTCACCCTGACATTATCGAGTTTCTTAATATGCGTGTGCCTACGGGTGACGTACAGCGTAAAGCACTTAACTTGCATAATGCTATCAACATCGACGATGAATTTATGGTCGCAGTAACAAACAACACCTCATACGATCTTAAAGATCCAAAAGATGGTGCTGTCAAAGAATCTATCAACGCACGTAAGTTATGGGAACGTATTATTGAAACACGTTTCAGAACAGGCGAACCTTACTTAAACTTTATTGATACTGCTAATAGAGATTTGCCTCAACCACTTAAAGACTTAGGTCTGAAGATCAATGGTTCGAATCTGTGTAACGAAATACATTTACCAACTAGTGCAGAACGTACCGCAGTATGCTGTCTGTCATCATTAAATTTGGAATACTATGATGAATGGAAAGACACCACGATTGTTCGCGATCTTATCCGTATGCTTGATAACGTCTTGCAGTACTTTATCAACAACGCACCAGACACAATTGAACGTGCTAAGTATAGCGCCGAAAGAGAAAGGTCGCTCGGACTGGGAGCGATGGGATTCCACAGTTTATTGCAACGACATGGAGTTGCATGGGAGTCCCAGGCAGCGCGGGACATTAACGATGCTGTGTTTAAAAACATCAATACCCACGCTATTCTGGAAACTGAACTCTTGGCACAAGAACGCGGTGAATATCTGGATGGTAAGGGAAGTGGACGGAGAAACAGTCATCTCATGGCAGTGGCACCCAACGCTTCAAGTGGAGTAATACTAAGTACTAGTCCTTCTATTGAACCGAGTAAAGCAAACGCATACACACACCGTACTCGTGCTGGATCGTTTCTTGTTAAGAATCCATACTTGATTCAACTACTGATTGATAAGGGCGAAGATAACGAGTCGAACTGGACAAGTATCATCACCAACAAAGGTTCTGTTCAACACTTACCGTTTATGACTGAAGGCGAGAAAGCAATCTTCAAGACTGCGCAAGAGTTAGATCAGAACTGGGTAGTCCAACACGCAGGTGAACGTCAGAAGTATATCTGTCAGGGTCAGAGTGTTAATCTATTCTTTCCAGCAGGTTCTTCTAAGTCGTATGTAAATAAAGTGCATATCAATGCATGGAAACTAGGACTGAAAGGACTGTACTATCTTCGTACAGAAGCAAAGTCTCGTGCAGAGAATGTATCAGAGAAAGTAGAAAGAGTTGCACTAGAAGGTGATAAGCGAAACGTAGTATATTCTAAACCAGATTGTCCATTCTGTCAATTGGCAAAAGAAGAAATGAGACTACGTGGTATTCCATATGATGAAGTTAATCTAACTGAGGTAGGTAAGACATCGGCAGAAGTAACGGGTCGTAAAGATGTTAAAACAGTTCCACAGATATATATTGGTGGAGAATACATTGGTGGGTATGAAGCACTTATGACATACCTAGATAAAGAAGTAGTGAACGACGGCGATGATGAATGTCTCGCGTGTTCCGGATAAGAGAGTAGATTAATGGCATTATTAGAATTCAGTAAAAGTTACAAACCATTTGCCTACCCGTGGGCAGTGGACTTGACAAAGAAGCACGAAGAGATACATTGGGTAGAAGATGAAGCGGAGTTAAGCGAAGACGTACAAGATTGGAAGACCAAGTTAAGTGAAGAAGAGAAGGAGTTTGTTACTCAGATTCTACGTCTCTTCACACAGTCAGATGTTCAAGTGGGAGAGAACTACCATGAGTTATTGATCCCTAAGTTTAAGAACAATGAGATCCGTAACATGCTATCGTCTTTTGCTAATCGCGAAGGTGTACATCAACGTGCATATGCTCTGTTGAATGATACGCTTGGATTGCCAGACGAAGACTTCCACAAGTTTCTTGAATACAAAGCGATGGCAGAGAAACTAGACTTCATGAAAGAAGGCAGTATCAATACACATACAGGTCTTGCATTAGTATTAGCACAGTCAGTATTCAACGAAGGTATGAGTTTGTTCTCTTCGTTTGTTATGCTATTGAACTTCCAGCGTTTCGGTAAGATGAAAGGCATGGGTACTATTGTTGAGTGGTCTATTCGTGATGAGACTCTACACGTACAAGGCAACGCTAAGTTGTTCCGTGAGTTCTGCGAAGAGCATCCACGTATTGTCAATGACGAATTGAAGTCAAAGATTTATGAGATGGCAAAGAATGCTGTTAAGTTAGAAGATAAGTTCATTGACTTAGCATACAACAACCACGAGATCGAAGGTCTTGCGAAGGAAGATGTTAAGCAATACATCCGACACATTGCTGATAGACGCTTGTTACAACTAGGCATGAAACCTAAGTTTAAAGTAAAAGAGAATCCATTACCTTGGTTGGACTGGGTACTCAATGGAGCATCTCATGATAATTTCTTTGAGAAGCGAGTCACCGAATACTCTGTAAATGGTATGGACGGTGATTGGGGATGGGATGCAGAAGGAGTGCCAACATGATGGAAGATACTCGTAAATTTATGTCAGAATGTCCTGTGTGTGATAGTAACTGTTTTGTCGATGTGTTAAACGTCGATGAGGCAGTGATCTATTGTCCTATGTGCGGAACTGAAGCAGAAGTGGAAGAGGTTTTCCTGGAAGACTAAATAATGTTATCCTCAACAAGGTGACACTATTAAATGAAACCCACTATAGCATTATTCGAGGGTCATGATACTAATCTGACAGTATATGACCCTAATACTGACTCGTTTTACATCTATGAATTAGAGCGAGTTTCTAGTATTAAACACCACAACACCAAAGTACATAAAGATATACCCACCAGTATGAATCCGGTGTATATACAGAAGTGCTTAGATCATCTAAAAGAAGTTCACGGTATAGAAAACGACTTTGAACTTCTAATCTTTAAACCGCAGTTCGGTGATTTATCATTCATCAATCGCAGTTGTATTAATACCGAAAAGGAAATATTCTCTGCGATAGATCATCATGACGCTCATGCATGGTGCGCGTATGGACAGGCGCCTGCTTCCTTTAAGAACGCCGCGTGTATAACTTATGATGGTTGGGGTGATACTACAGCATTCAAATACTCGTGTTTCGAGGGCATCAATCGACACTCTGTCGAAAGTAAGTTTCATAATTTTTCGTTAGTCTATACTGCTATGGGCATGTCGGTCAAAGAACTGCATGACACTTATGCACTTGACGTTCCTGGTAAACTAATGGGTCTATCTGCGTACGGTGAGTTGAATCGTAAGTGGACAGATATAATGAAAAATGCTATGACAGCAGAGTGGTGGGAACATCGATTACGTCAGAATGAAACTTGGAACGATTCGAACAATCCATTACTTAAGATGCGAAAGACTATCTCACCCGCTATTCAAACTACAGAGTACGCAAAGAAACTAAAGAACATCGATTCATATATGCTTGCTAGGTCTGCTCAGGCAGCATTTGAAGAAGGACTTGTAGAGACTATAGTGCGAGAGTTTCACGATAAGATTGAAGCACATGACAACAATCTATTATTGTCTGGAGGTGGTGCATTAAATGTTCTTGCTAATGAAGCAATAAAACGTGCTTTGCCACATGTCAACATATACATCCCACCCAACTGTCACGACGGCGGCCTAAGTTTTGGTATACTATATGAACATCTAAAGACAACGAAGAAGTATGATGTCACACATTCTGGTCCAAGAATATTCGACTACAAATATTTAGAACCTGTCATCAAACTGTATGATGCAAAGAAAGTCGATGCTACTGATATTGCTGCCCTACTTAAAGAGCAGAAGATAATAGGAATGTGTATTGGGAACATGGAAGTAGGACCAAGAGCATTAGGCAATCGTTCTATACTATGTGACGCATCTAATCCAAAGATGAAGGACACGCTCAATGCTAGAGTAAAGTTTCGAGAGTGGTTCAGACCCTTCGCTCCTATATGCAGAAAGGAAGATGCACCTAAGTATTTTTACTCTCCTAACTTTGATAACATGGAATGTATGCAATTCGTCGCGGATGTGTTGCCAGAGTATCAAACTAAACTATTCTCTATAACACACTACGACAATACGGCGAGACTGCAGGTGGTGACGGAGGAGAGCAATGCCGCAATCTATGACATACTGACAGCGTTCGATGGAGTCCTAATAAACACTTCCTTCAATGTTCAAGGCATGCCAATACTAAATACTTTTGATGAAGCATTCAAAGTGTTACAGACAACTGGTCTTGATAACATTGTGATAGAGTATGAAAATGAATACTGGTTATTCTAAGGATATATAGTAACATGTGGAATATGAACGAGGAAACATTTGAACCCAGCGAAGAGTTTTTAAAAGACTATGTTGGATTCGTGTATCGTATCACCGAGAAAGATACCGGTAAAATGTATATAGGTAAGAAGTTCTTCTGGAAACCCAAGACACTGCCAGTCAACAGTGTCCGTAAGAGAAAGGTGAAGATGAAAGTTCCATCTGACTGGCAGAAGTATTACGGATCAAGCGAACATCTATTAGAGTCGATCAAGAGAACTGGAGTCGATAACTATCACCGTGAAGTTCTAAAGTTATGTACAACAAAAGGCGAATGCTCCTATTATGAAGCAAAGTTACAATTCGAATATGATGTACTGCTCGACGAACGATACTATAACGCATTCATCGGTTGCAAAATACATGCAAAGCATTTATCTAAACCTGCGATGCCTGTGCGACCAGCAGAACCTTGGCACAATAGATCGTGATATATAATGAATGTGAAAGATGTTCTAACGCTAAATACTATTAACTAACACAACCTCATATGGATCTTTAATGTTAAAATTTAAACAGCACCTCGCCGAGCAAGCACTATACGACACTATCAACGAAGGCGTAAATGATCCTGCTATTTTTAAGGCGGTGTTTCTTGCTGGTGGTCCTGGTAGCGGTAAGTCTTTCATCGTTGGTAAAACTGGACTAGGTAGTTTTGGATTTCGTGTCGTCAACTCTGATGACGCATTCGAAAACGCTATGAAGAAAGCGGGCATGGAGATGAATCCAGATAATATCTTCTCTGTTAAGGGTCAAGAACTACGTGGTAAAGCAACTAAATTAACTGCCGCTAAACAAGAGATGTATCTTAAAGGTCGTCTAGGTATTGTTATTGATGGAACTGGTAAAGACTCAGACAAGATTAAAGCGCAAAGAGCAAAACTAGAGAAGATGGGATATGACACTGCAATCATTGTAGTGAACACCAACTTAGAAACTGCTGTTGATCGTGACGCACAACGTAAACGCTCTATTGGTAAGAAGATGCTTACCCCGATGTGGCAGGCAGTGCAAGATAATATTGGAACATACCAGCAAATGTTTGGTCAAGAGAATACCTTTATCGTAGATAACAGCGAAGGCAAAGACTTCACAAAAGAAACTATGGCAGCGTACAAGGGTATTGGAGCGTGGTCCAAGAAACCAGTTAAAGATTCTCGTGCTAAGAAGTGGATTAAATCCGAGTTGAAAAATAAGACTAGATAATAGTAAGAAATAGGTTGACAGGCGTGCTATGAACGTGTATAATACACTTAGTACGTTTTTAATTGAATAAGATGAAAGGTTAGTATTAATATGAATCACCAGAAACGCAAAGAAGTATATCAGATACTTGAACTAGTAGAATCCGCAACATCACGACAAGACAAAATTAAAGTTTTACGTGAGAACGATATAATCGCGCTACGGGACGTACTTCAAGGCGCATTCGATCCAGCAGTTCAATTCAAACTGCCCGCAGGTACTCCTCCGTATACTGCCAATGAACCAAATTCTGCACCTTCGACTCTACTTAGACATCATAGATTCTTTAAGTACTTTGTTGTGGGCGTCAAGGAATGCGAACAACTCAGTAATGTTAAGCGTGAAAAAATGTTTATCGAAGTACTAGAATCAGTACATCCACAAGATGCCAAAATTGTAATCGCTATGATTGCAAAAAAACCGCCAGTGAAAGGATTGACCAAGAAATTGGTACAGGAGGCATTGCCTGATTTGATCCGATAATTTGTCATGTTGAAGTTTAATTAACTAACCCCCTAACGAGGTACGCCTATGGTAGAAAGAAATCAGATAGCAAGGTTAAGAAAAGATTCTCAAGAACTTGGACACTATATCCACAAATTGAATAAGAAAGGAAATCCAGATAAAGCATATAAAATTGCAAAACGGCAATCTTTTCTCAATCAGATAATAGATTCATTCGAGACTTCAATAGCAAAATAAGGGGGGTGATCCTATCTCTTTGGAGTAATTACAGTTACTTCATCGTATGTTTTAGGATAGCGTCTCAAGGATGAGACATATCTTTTCTATACATAATGTATACTATAAGAAACAATGTACAGGATAAGAAACAAATAATGCCTATTTACACAATGAAAAATATTAAGACTGGTGAAACTGAAGATATGTTTATGTCTATAGCAAACATGGAAATATTCGTAGCAGAAGGTACTCACACACAAGTTATGAGTGCGCCTGCTTTAGTAAGTCATACAGGTAACATCATCAATAAGACATCTGGTGATTGGAAAGAACATCTCTCGCGCTGTCAGAAAGCGGCAGGCACTCACATTCCTAATACTATAAAAGTATAATATGAAATCAAAACAAACTAAAGGTCAATTCATTACGACTGCCGCGGCACGTCGACCAAGAACACTTCGTCTATGTGACTTGATGACTATCGAACCTCTTACTGATAAGCAGAGAGATACGTTTGAAGCATATAAGTCTGATGATCATCTAGCACTCGTAGGAACAGCAGGAACAGGAAAGACATTTCTTGCTTTATATCTTGCCTTCGAAGAGATGATGAATAAGTCTACAATATATGAATCAGTTAGAATCGTTCGCTCAGTTGTACCTACAAGAGATGTTGGTTTCTTGCCAGGAACACTAGAAGAAAAACTTGATGCGTTCACAGGACCTTATCGTTCTGCTTGTGCTGAGTTGTTCGGAGACGGTGAAGCGTATGACAAACTGATTGACGCCAACCAATTAACATTCGAGTCTACATCATTTATTCGTGGTGTGACATACGATAACTCTATTGTTATTGTCGATGAGATGCAGAACTTAAACTTCCACGAGTTGGATTCTATCATCACACGTATCGGACAAAACAGTAAGATTATATTTGCGGGTGATTATCTGCAATCAGATTTCAAGAATAAGAATGAAAAAGAGGGAGTTAATAAATTCCTAAGTATACTTGAGAACATGAAACGTTTCAGCATAGTTACATTTACTTGGAAAGACATCGTAAGGTCAGACTTCGTGAGAGACTATATAATGACTAAAGAACATATGGGCATAACATAATGAATAGAACAAATTTATTTGAACAATTAAAAATCGACGAAGGTATCAAGTACGAAGTGTACAAGGATCATCTTGGTTATCCAACATTTGGTGTAGGTCACTTAATTTTAAAAGATGACCCCGAATATGGATTCGAAGAAGGCACTCCTATCTCAGAAGAACGTGTTGCTGAAGCGTTTAAATATGACAGTGAGTTAGCAGAGATAGAGTGTGTTGCACTATTCGGTAACGGATTCATGTTGTGGCAACCAGAAGTACAAGAAATCTGCATTAACATGATGTTCAACTTAGGTCGTACTCGACTGAGTAAGTTCAAGAACTTCAGGGCAGCACTTAAAGATAAAGACTTTGCACGAGCGGCAGTAGAAGGTCGTGATAGTCTATGGTACAGACAAGTAGGCAATCGTGCCGAGCGTCTGATGGTTAGATTGGAAGCACTAGGATAATAGTAATGGCAAAGTACGGTCGATTTGACCCGCGTAATAAGAAGAAGGAGCAGAAAGAGGGTAAGAAAGTTCGAAGTCCACAAGATGCTATGAACTTTATTAACTCGCTTGATAAGAGAGCAACCGAAATGCCAGAGAAGCGTGAACAGAAGTAATGCCCTTACAAGAGTATGTCGATCCATGGAAAGGTTTTACATTTCTTTTTACAGATACTAATACTGTAGATTGGAGAGGCACTATTGGTGTCGGCGACATACTCTTTGGTCTTAATGCTGTGCATATGCTCACACATCTAGCAAGAAAGTCTGGACGTGATATTCCGTTCACTACGATGAATGTGCATTGGACACATGGCGAAGACCATCTCCACCACTTCGAAGATCCCGAAACTATCATTGAACGGACTGATTACATTCACTCGTTCTATCACGATAAAGAATCCGTAAAGATTAATCATATCTTTAACTCCACTGACAATGAGATTGAACGTCTACGTCATAGAGGACTACAACGTAAGTCGGGTGCGAGAGATGTGCTAGATGGTATCCCGTCATGGATGTTCAGACGCGATTGCTGGCACGATTCAAGTGAAAGCAAGAAGGTGGTATTCTGGAGACCGTTCGTACTTAATGCAGAGATCCCACGTGGGTGGAAACGAACATTTCAACCCGAAGACTGGGAAAGAATACTCGACATACTACGCGCCAAAGGTTATGAACTTATTGAGTTGTCATATCGCACCCCCGTAAGAGAAGCATTCTATCATATCAACACTTGTCGATTTGGTATATTCTATGATGGCATGTGGCAGTACATTGCGAAGAACTTATGTAAACCTGTTGTAGCATTAGGCGACAATGGTATCATTCACATACACAATCCACAGGGTGTCAACTTCAAGTTACCTAAACCTGATGCCGCCGGTGGCACAGTTTTCTCTTATCTTGAAGGTTTAGATAAAGGTAATCAGATGCACATGGATCGACGCGCAGAGAAATATAGAAATTTTATTCTAAATGAGTTGCAAGTCGAAGACATTTAGTGTATACTATACATAGTAGTCTATAACGTAATAAAGTGAATTAATATGAAAATCGATAGAGCAGTAATTGAAATCGAAGGTGCATGTAACTTCTCCTGCACCATGTGTCCACAAGACAAGCGCAACGAACAGGGCGGGCGACACAAAGACTTTCTCCGTAAGATGAATCTATTAGAGTTTGAGGACTACGTAAGAGATTGCGCACAGCATGGTTTACGTGTAGTTAATCTTGATGGTTCGGGCGAAGCGACAATTCTACGAACACTTCCTGAATATATTAAAATTGTTAAGAGATACAATGCCGAGTGCGTTATCTTCTCTAACGGTTTTAAGATGCATGGTCAGTTCATGCGAGACTGTGTGGACGCAGGACTTGACTTCTTTAGATTCTCGTTCATCGGTTCTAATCCAGCAAAGTATGATGAGTGGATGTATAACACTCGCGGATCTAACTACGAGTTTATCAAGAAGAACATCCGCGAGATGCGCGACTATGTTAAGTCATCGGGTTCTACATGTACAGTAGCAACGTATCATCTTATCACTGACAACGACAACTACGATGCCGAACTTGCTGAGTATAAAGCAATCGTTGAAGAGTTAGATGTTAAGACTGAAATCTGGAAGATGCATAACTGGTCAGGTGTATATGAGTTAGAGGTTAATGCTCGAAAGGGTAATGTTAAAACATGTGGTCGACCATTCTCTCCTGACGTAGTGATTCGTGCTGGTGGTTTAGATGGTAGAAGAGGCGCAGTTGCTCCTTGCTGTCAAGTATTAGGTCGCGACGAAGAAGCAGTTCTCGGTCATTGTTCTGAGAATACTATCGAAGAGATTTGGGATGGACCTGCTTACACTGAGTTGAGAGACAATCATACTACAGGCGACTATCCAGATTACTGTAAGTCGTGTGACTTCTTACTCGACGATCCCGAAGTTCTAGTCTATAGTAACCATGAGCGTGATCTACACAAGATGTACGGCACTGAGTTTAGTCTGGATGACTACCGATGAAACCTGAAGTACATATGATTACTATTTCTGGCAATTCTATATCAGAGCATTATCGTGATCTAGTTAAACCTTCGTGGGAAGAACGTGACTGGACAGTCAGACACTTCGAGGCATACGTGCCCGAAGATTGTGTGGGAGCGATTGACTTGCCTCTAGGCGATAAGCGTCGAGGTGGTAAATTGCTTGGGTTTACTGACACAGAAGTTGCAGTATGGTACAGTCATTACTATGCTTGGATGCTATGCCGTCAATTGAACATACCTATCATCGTAGCAGAGCATGATATTTTATTAGAGCGAGACATTGATCCTGATGTATTCAATCATCCTATTGCCTGCTTGTCTCATGTCACACGAAGAAATGGTGATCATGCTAAACTCGCGGGTGGTGCATATTATATTACGCCCGAAGGCGCTAAGAGATTATGTTCAATCAAAGATCACAGAAAAGGTTCCGTTGATTATAACTCAGACGCTTGGATACACAAGCAATGCGATAAGTACGGCAAGTGGTTCATGATGACAACTATACAAGTACAAGACAAAGAAGTTGGTGTGACAGTAGAGCATAGAAAATGAAAAGATTAATATATCAAGTAGCAGTAGGTAAACCCTCTAAGTTATATGCAACATGTATAGAGACAGTTTCCTTATATTGTGAACGTCATGGTATAGAACATATCGTACAGACAACTCCTAAACTTAGAATCAAACCCGACATCTTTGCTACGGGTCGTAGCACTGAGTCATACAGTAAGCATGGTGGTTTTCTACCTATCTATGAGAAAGAGAATGCTTTTGATCTTCTCGATTCTTATGACCAGATTGCTATAGTTGATGCTGACATATTCATACGTGAAGATGCTCCTAATATATTTGATGATTTCGGAACAGATCATGCGTTCGGTGCAGTCATTGAGCGAGAGATGCCTATCACTAGAGAGTATGAGAATAAGATACTAAACTATTCTAATATGCAGTACGGTGGATTACACACTCATGCAGTAGACTTCAAACCTAATAGAATGGGATTCGAGTTCGCTAACATGGGTCTGATTCTACTGAATAGTAAGTTGTTCAAACCATATCTTAAAGGACAGACTGCAAAACAGTTTCTAAATCGTATGGAGTTTAAACCATTCGTCGATGGCGTTGGTACTTGGAAGTGGTCTACTGATCAGACTCTATTAAACTATTTCATAAAAAAAGAGAAGGTTTCGTTTAAATCGCTTGACTTTAAGTGGAATGGTCTGTATACTGTAAATACAAAGATAACTGAATGTCACTTCGTTCACTTCTTTCTGAAAGATAAACTGCCGAATGGCGGTGAGAATGTAAGCGAGTTAATAGGAAACATATGAAGTCATACGAAGATAAGACTCAGAAATACAGTACGTGGGGAGATAAACTTCTCCAACATGCTGACCTTCTGGCGTCCATACAAATAGAAGATAAGTTTAAACCAGTTACAGTTCAACTGTCACTATGTGAGATGTGCGATAGTGATTGTCCGTTCTGCTCTGTTGCGGCACGACCTCTGAAGAGTTACATTCCGTGGGAGCAAGTGAAACAACTTCTGCTTGACTTTAAAGATTTGGGTGCTAAGAGTATTGAGATAACCGGTGGTGGTAATCCATTACTGTATCGCGATAAAGAGACCAAGAAGAATATCAACGATGTAATTAAGTTCTGTAACGAATGTGGATTTGATGTTGGTATTATTACTAACACAGAGAAACTTGAACGTCATCTGGATCCAGAAGTGTATCCAATGATTAACTGGATTCGTATCTCACTGATTAAGTTAGACGAGCGAACTCCACCAGAGAAGTATGATTTCGGATCATTCCCTCACAGCAAGTTAGGATTCAGTTACATAATCTACGATAGCACAGGCGATGGACCTGATGTATTATCTCGCACGAACAAACCTTATCAAGGCACTACAGTAGAAAGCATTGAACGTATTGCTAAACTGATTGAGTTGAACCCTGGTGTTAAGTTCTGTCGTATTGCAGGCAACTGTTTATTGTCAGGACACAACACAGAGATACGTGGTAGATTCGGTGATATCATTGATGCACTTGACAAGCATGACAAGTTCTTTATCAAAGAGATATGGGATCAAGATAAACCGTTCTCTGACGGTTGTTACGTAGGACTAGTTCGCCCATACATTGCACCACATCCTGACGGCGGTTCATATCAAGTCTATATCTGCACAAGTCATGTGCTAGAGAATCGAATCTATGATTTGGACTATTCTCTTGGTGACATTAAAGACATCAAAGCAATATGGAACAAGGCGAATCTACTGTACGCAAAGACAGGCAACCCGTATGAAGTACGTGGTAACTGTGGTGATGACTGGGACAAGTCATGCGTGAAGTGCTTCTACTATAACAATAACAAACTACTACATACAGTAGCGCAACCAATGGAAGACCCTAACTTTCCGTGAGACATGAAACAGGGATGTTAATTTTGCGAATGATGTTGATTGTCTGGTTATCAATGAGTGTTGATGGCGAAGATGATCTTTACGGAGTACTCTCCTCAATAAGAAGACTCCGAGAGTGTAAGAAACTAGTAACTATACAATAGGTGATGATGTGGCATTTGACAAAACGTACTACGAAACAAACAACTATACGAACTATCTCGAAAGAGGTGATCGTTACCAACAAACTGCCGCAGAGTTGCTGGCACACTTAAAGACAATGAATTTAGATCATGGACCCTTTCTCGACTTCGGTTGTGCTGTAGGATTCTTACTTCAAGGTCTAAAGAATCTTTCTCCTAATACTTCAATGTACGGTGTTGACATCTCTGAATATGCTCGTGAAGTATGTAAAGAGAAAGGACTTACTGCATTATCAGAAGTAGAATGGCACAAGAATCACGGTGTTGTATTTGCTATGGATGTATTTGAGCATATGCCTGTTGATGAACTCGATCTATTCTTCAATCTTATTAAAGCAGAAACAATCATATTTCGTATGCCTGTACCTGCCGCGACAGGCGAAGATTACTATCTTGACGTATCTCGTGCTGATCCTACACATCTTATTAAGTGGACTAAGGACGAGTGGAGTCAATTCTTTATAGAGAATAACTATATTCCTCTTGACTTAAACCTCTCAACGGTGTATAATAGTACTGGAGTCTACACTGGATTAGCGATTAGAGTTAAATAATGTACAACGCATTTAAAATAGAAAGAATCTTTACCAATGATGATATATATCATTTGAGACATCTATTCCATTCCTGTGAAGAGAGTTTAGCACATCAAGATTATAATCTCTATGATGTTGATAAACGTATTATTCCAAACTCTGCTACACATCCTCTGTTACAAAAACTAAATGAGTATATGGACTTAACTCCTATGTCTCATTATTTTGTTAAGTATACACCAGAAGCATTCACTAGTCTGCATACAGATGATGACGGCGTAGTAAAGTTGACTGTCGTAACATTGCTTGAGGATATGGATCTAGTAGGTGGTGAAACACTGGTGCTTGATCGTTATGTTAAAAGTGCTAGACCTAAACATAAGTATGCAAAACGTGGTAAGATGGGAGAAGCACCAATTGGTACGTCACTCATTCCTATTATCGCTAGAATGACCCTGGGTGACTCGATCATCTATGACAATGCAATTAAGCATGGCGTTTGTCAAGTTGAACGCGGTTACAGAACAGTATTAGTTAGTTGGTATAGAGCACATGATTAAGATATCACACCGTGGTAATGTAAGTGGACCTAATCCTGGTCGCGAGAACACCTCAGAGTATATTGATGAAGCAATCGCATTAGGATATGTGGTTGAATTGGATATATGGAAGAATGGTCATAGATTGTATATGACCAATGAATGTAAGTTGTCCGATAGAACTGAAGTCAATATTGAATGGTTGAGAGCAAGAAAGAATGAAATCGTCATTCACTGTAAAGATGTTATATCATTACAATTCTTCTCATGTTCGCTTGAAGACTGGCACTATTATTTCCACGAGAGTGATTCATATACTTTAACAAGTTCTAATTGGATCTGGGCATATCCAGGTAGTTCTGTTCGCGAATATAAACCAACAGACATTTACAATTCTGCTGATTGTATTAGTATATGCAACTTACCAGAACTGAACAAACAAGATGTATCTCTGTTTGCTGGTGTATGTTCTGATTACATAGAGAACTATTAATGAAAGTCTATTGTATTTACACTGAGAAGGATCCTCGATCTAAGCAGGGATTGCAAAGGTGTAAAGATTCTGCTAAGAAGCACGACATCGATCTTATATCATATCCCTGCATACACTTCTCTGACTTAAAAGAAGTTTGGAAAGAGCATGACATCAAAGTAAAGTGGACGCCAATACCTGGTCAACACACAGACTTTGTTAAGAAGTTCGCGCCACAGACTAGAGTAGCAAACGGCACTACTCACTATATGTTGTATAAGAAGTGTGTTGAATTGAATGAACCAATTGCTATACTAGAACACGATGCGTTTTTTGTCGCTCCTCTGCCTACAGAATTACCTACCAATATAAACGAATCGATCATTCAAATATCATCTCATTCAGCAACACAACTTACACCTGCTATGCTAAAGGGTTGTGGTCGTGCTAATAAGATGAGAAAGTTCGGTACGACACAGAAACCATATCGCGACTGGACTGGAGAGCGCGGTGTCATTTCTCATCCTCTTTCAGGCACAAACGGCACTAGTGGTTACATAATAGGTCCCGTGGCAGCACAGCGAATGATTGACTATATAAATGTAGAAGGTATAGGATTTGCTGATAGATTACGTGAAGATCATATTGGTACAGGTAACATACACTTACAAGTTCCGCAGAGCGTACTCTGTCCGAACGATATTAAATCAGCGAGACTGACATGAACACGAACATGAAAGACATCTTTAAAAAGAACGGCAGTGATAAAGGCGTTACTGGTAAATACCCACACCACTATCACACAGTGTATGAGTCAGTATTCGAATCGCGTCGGAACGAACCTATTAAGATATTAGAGGTAGGTATTTGGAAAGGAACGAGTCATCAATCGTGGTTAGATTATTTTCCAAATGCACAAGTCTATGGCATTGACATATTTACTCGTGTACAACCCGAAGACGTTCCTGCACTACAGGACGATCGGTGCCACTACATCAAAGCAGACAGTACAGATCCTAGGATACAAGGTCATATTGAAGCGGCATGGGGCAAAGATATTACGTTTGACTTTATCATTGATGATGGTTTACATACACCCAGTGCAAACAAAAAGACTTTCGAGAACCTATGGGAGTATACAGCAAAGGGCGGCAGTTTCTTAATTGAAGATGTTTGGCCGATGAACAAGATGACTTTCGATGAATCGATGAATCCTTGGTTACAGAAAGCAGTATACAGTCCAGTATTCTATGACATGTTCCTCGAGGCATTGCCCGAAGGATACGTAGAATACGATTGTCGATATACGAGCGGTGTTCCTGATAGTTATATTATAGAGATAAAAAATGATTGAAGGTTACGTAATAACATTGAGTGATAATCCAATCTCTTGGCATTCGAGCGATAGACTCATTGCTAGTTCAGAGAAAGTAGAGAACGAGTTTACGATTCATAAGACTCAGGCAATCACACCGGATCGTGTAACAACATTGTTTAACCAGCAAAGACTTAATTGGAACTATCCTTGGCAAGGAACAGAACTTGATTTACAGTCTGGTCTTATGAAGTCTGCTTATCAAACTGTTGATCCTAATAAGAGAATCGCTTGCTTTCTGTCACACTATCTACTATGGAAAAAGTGTGTAGGTGAGAAGAAAGACATAATGATATTTGAGCATGATGCATATTTTACAAATAAATTAGATTATAGTTTGCTATCTCAGTCACCTTATGATATAATAGGACTTAATAATCCAATGGGAGCAACTCGACGCGCCCAACTATATCATGAAAGTGTAAGTAAGAAACGTGGTGTTAGTCCAGCACCTAAGATAGATAGCATTGAGATTCCACAAGGCATAGCAG